TAAAAGCCGCTATTGCCGCTGGTACTGGAGCTTTTGATGGATTGATGGCAGCTATTAACACACATCTGTCCTTACAATTTCACGAGAATAGAATTAAAGGTCCTGATTATGCAACTGTGTATTTAGGTGCTTTACAGACCGCTATTACACAGGCTGTAACATTTGTACTACAGAAACCTATAGCTGAAAAACAGACAGACTCTGAAACATCTAAGAAACTTCTTATGGATAGACAGACTAAAGGCTTCGATGATGATGCTAAGCAAAAATTATTGAAGCAATCACTAGATTCATGGTCAGTAGCATATTCCGTAGCGCAAGATGCGAACTCTATACCTGATAGTATAAAAGTAGACGTTATTGACCAGATTATGAAGAGTGCTATGGATGGGTTGAGTATGATCCCTACAACCCCTAGAATTATTACTAGTGGGTCAGTACTTGATGTCAATCCGTTAGGTATAGGGGATGTAGTAGCTACCGATGGTACATCTACGTCCACAGCGCCATTAGGCGT